GAAGATGTCCTGGCTATGGCCCCGTTATTCCCTGCAACCCAACCAACAGTACTGTTTAAGAAATGAACACCATTTAACCTTTTCTTAGTATCTATTAATTGAACTGTCCAGGTTTGACCGCCATTCTCTGTCATTAAGATGAGACCGTTTTCCCCTACTGTCCAAGCATTGTTCTCTGTGACTGCATCTATTGCCATTAGAGCATCAATAACCACTGTAGAATCGGGTCTATTATCATCTGTCTCTGTATCTAATAGAGCTCTCCAGACTTCCAGGATCACACCATTGACTGCATTACCTGATGAAGGAGGAGCACCAAGAGAGACAATATTTGAATTTGTCACTGAAGTATTTGTCACTGAAGTATTTGTATTAGTTACATAAATAACCATCCCATTTACAACAGCATACTCAGGAACTGCTGTATTTGGATCCTGTGTATAAAACAGACTATCATATAACGAACTTGTATAAAAGGGTTTAACATTTAACCAACCCGAGGGTAAACCCTTCATATGTCTCTTTGCCAGAGTATTTTGTATCTCTTGAGCTAGATTAAGTTCTGTATCTAAAGGAGGTTTCTCTTTCTGAAAAACTACTTTATCATAATTATATCCAGCACTTTCATCTACAAAAGAAACACCTGTTCCTAAATTTTCAGCCATCCCTTAAGCTCCTTATAATGTAGGACTTTGTTCTCGTGGGGTATCATACGAAATTGTTAAAGTACCAATTTTTAAAGACTCCACTGCAGCCACGTTTATATCTTCAGAACCCGATTCACCTTCTACATAATATGCCACTTCATAATTCTTTGTATCAGGTAACAGACCATCGATAGTACTTACTATTATTTTTCCATCACTTTGAATATAAGCACGTCCAGCCCCTTCAGATACATCCAAAGGGTCATCCTGTAAAATAAGAGGTACTGTATTCTCAAATACACCTCTGAATTTATTCTCATCTCCACCTTTATCAACAGTATTATACGTAAGAACATTAGCTACTGTTATAAAAGACTGTGTCACACCTTCATTGTAAACTTCAAATTGCACCTGTCCTATATCATCCCGAACAATCTGGGAATCATCCGATTTCACCATACGGCTAAATGGGAGGACCACATAATCAACATCCTTAACCTTCCTTATCTGATTATCAACATCACTCTGAGTCAGAGATACACCTATATTTAACTGACTGATAAAGTTTGCTATAGATGTGGTGATTTGAGAAGTTAACACATTATAATCTGAGACATTTGACTTGGGTACTATTGTGAAAGCTAAGTCAACTCCATTCTCCACAGCTTGCTTTGCTATCGCATCAGCACAAGCATGTTTATATGTATCTAGTTCATCCTGTACTGTCTCAAGTAATTCATTTGTTGTATAAGTTATAATGAAATTCTCAATAGCTATATAATTTACCAGAACTCTCTCACCATTACTTATACTCCCTGACTCTATCATTATAATTTCTGTAGCTTCTGTATCAGTACCAGGATCTATCCGATAATCCACGTTTAATACATAAATCTTTGTCTTAGTATTATTCTTTACCACAATCGATGTAGGATCAGCTCCTAAAAAATCAAGAGGCTCATCTGTCCCTAAGATCAATATATGTTCTTCATCAGTAATAGTCTGGAAACCCGTGAGAGGTAAATTATTCGCAAATTTTATCCTCACACTATCCTGTGCTATTGTAGAACGCCCTTCAGCTAAAGGATCCTCTAAAGTCACTAAATCCCAGTTCTCTGAAGTTAATGGACCTGATAATTGACCCACAATAGAAATAATATCACCCACTGGCTGATGTTGAAGAACAAAAGTATCAGAACTCCTAAACTTATAGTCAACTTTAATAACATCTACTGCAGCTAACCCTATAGCAGCATTTAAAGGCTTTGTCTCATCCAAATCAATTGTATTACCATTACCTATAATTTGATAACCTGTAATATCATATTCCCGCGCTTTTGTAGCATTATATACCCTAGTAACTTCAAAAATAGGTGTATGAGATGTTACACGCGGATTTGTTGTCTTGAACTGAAAAGCCACCGCATTAATGACAAGAAATCTCTCCTCTGATTGAGCCCCCTGATTTGAAACAATGCTTTCAAATGAGAATGCTATCTGATCTGTGACTTGTTTTGTCCGGGATCCCTGAATATATACATCTACTTTTCCTCCAACATGCTTCTCTCTTATTGAGTCATAATCACGTATCATAAGAGGATCTCCAGCTTTTTCAATTCGAACTCTCCTGACACCCGATACACCAGCAGCGACTTTAGCATAGCCCCCTTCTGTACCAGTATCCGCAAAGAAAGCTAATTCAATTCTAGTAGACAGATCATAATTCGATTCTATATCGTAACCAAAACTAATAGGATTAGGGTTCTCTACCTGAAAAGCTGAGTCAGCTCCTGAAGAGACAACTTTAATAGTATAAGAATCAGTGTTTCCTTCATCACCTACATTCAAAGCTTCTACATCAACAGATAATTCATAACGACCCGTTATTGGATTATAAAACCTATCCCGTGTCCCATAATCCAATACCTTTGTTGCCAAAGTCCTGTAGGACTGTGCCTGTATACCTTGATCTAGGTCACCCAAAGTAGAAACTACTGCACCCTCATTTACTATCATATCTCTTATAGGAGGATTTGTAACAGAAAAAGTTACCTGCCCTATAGAATAAGTAGCTTCCTTTCTTATAGTATCAGCATTAGAAGCTAATTTATCAAACTGTGCATCAATAAGAGCCTGTAAATCATCCGGATCTGTGAGCATAAGAGCTAATTGTAAAGCCTTCTTTGGTATGGAATCTTCAACCGGATCACTTATAGTATCCCCATCAGCATCATCAAAGTCAAGCAGAGCACTTACCGATAATGAACGTGCAAGAAAATCCTGTATTACATATACTCTAGCCATCTCTTCTGAGATAGGATCCATCATATCCCTTACAACAGTTGCCGGTTTTGTATCTGTACCGGTATTAGATAATAATAAGTCCTGGCTAAAAGTAAGAATTATATCATTCTGTGTCCTACTTGGAAGTGTCCTTAATCCTGTTGTAATAATAAGGGGAGAACTTTGAAGCTCAATTGAATTCGCACTTTCAGTTACCTGTCCGAGTACAGGGTCATAAATAATTGCAGTAACTACAAAGAAAAATGGTGTACTCTCATTAAATGTTACCGCAGGAAGTAAACCTTCTTCAACCATCTCTATATACCGCGCTTGATCAAAGAAAACAGAATAATAATATTCCCTGGTTATCTCTTCAGTCGTTACAGTAACCCGAATATCCCCTGTTGTATCTATAGCTGTATTTAAAGTTTTCGCATTATCCTCATAAGAAGTGTATTCAGTGACATAATCGGTATTAATCTTTACATAATTGCCATCTATCCCACCACTTTGTGTACTCACATAATAATTATATCCGAGTGTATTTGATTCTGGGTTTTGTGTATTTATTATTTCAATTTTATTCTGGTATCGTAGAGTTCTAACCCCTGTTGGAGAACTTACCGTGATAATCTCATCCTCAGGCGGAATTAAAAGTATGGTTATTGTAGTCGCAAGACTAGGTATAAGAGTATTCGTCTCTATTGCCACTACATTTATTACATTACTTCCTAAAATTACTGTACCTGTCCAGGACCAAACAGTTTCACCTGCAGTATATGAGACACCATGGACAGACCCATTTACTTGTATCTCTAGAGTATCAGCAGAAGTTGTCCCAGATAACGTCTGTGTGGCTATATCTGTTGCATAATCGGCACCATCTGAAGGAAGAACTATGACTGGAGCTGGTATTGCCATCTTTTTATCCTATTGGTAATTGCATATATTGAGTAAAATCCACATTACGGCCTGACCTAGCCAGAACCGTTACATCCGTTCTTATTATCGTGGGGTCTTCTTCGTCAAACCTTACTCTAACATTTTCTATAGAGTCAAAAAGTTCCCCATCAGTAACAGTGCGACCAGCAGAAATATACTGATCCTGTAAACTCTTCAAAACATCAAGAGTAGTACTTATCTCCTGCGTGACCTTTGAAGTCACATAAGAAACATCTGTAATCCTCTGCCCTAAAAGTGCTGTTAAAGAAGTCCCTATAAAGGTATGAAATGGATTACTCTGTATCTCAGTGATAGTAAACTTCTCAAGATTCTGAAGTAAGAGATTCTCATTTCGTATTTGTCGAAGTTGACCCCTGATATCATACTGAATATCATTTATTACCCCAATACCCGCACACTTAGGACAAAAACTCTTAAACGTTATATAAACTACCTCAAAATAATCCTCTGTTTGTTTCCATTTGTTCTTCAGAAGAATCATTCTCGGTTGCTGAATTGTTATTGTCTGTGGATCATAAATAATTGTATATGCCGTTTTAGGAACTATATTTTCCGAAGCATATAAGTCTATATTTGATGATGATAAGGGTCTGCCAAACCGGAGAGACCTCCGATCATCCTCAAGAGTTATTAACTCTCGATATATTCTGTGATCACAGACTGCTGTTATATTTAGATCATATGACATAATAAACCATTAATATTAATTGATTATCAAACTACGCCCATTGGACATATGCGACCCATTCTGTCTGCTCTACTATACTTTTTATTGGTACAACGACTCTTTGATTATCAAAATTTTCTTTGTCTTCAGGGTAAACGAATTGCTGTGTATTATTTGTGTATGTTACAAGATATCCTGTTAAACTTAAATAACTATACTCTGCTTTTATTGATATTGCTGAACCTGAAGGATATGAAATCAATTTTCGGGCATTAGTCTGAGCAGTACTCTCAGAGTCCCCTGTAGCACGTCCTACTATTATCTGTGTACCGTTATAATTTAGAGCTCCTCTACTACTAGTGCTATAAGCCTCCGCATATATCCTCACCCAGTCCGGGGCATCACTAGGAACATCATATAAATTCCTTGCTATATTATCATTTACTATCGTTCTTGCTTCCCCTAGAGTTTTCTTATATAAAGCTGTACCATCTATTATCGCCTGAGATTTTTTTTCTTCATATGCTGTAGTCTTTTCATCACCAGTTGTCGGATAAGGTTCCACTACATCAGGACATTGAGGAAGACCATAATACAAATCAGCATTTTTCTTCTTCCACCATTTCTTTATACATTCTACAAAAGTAGGAATCTCAAATGAACCTAAATAAAAATCCCCTACCCTTAATGCTGTAACTGGATAACTTTTTGTCTTTTCACTTAAAGAATCTGCTGAAGGTAGTGTGGCATCAGGCTTTCGTTCTATACCCTCAGATACTAATGGATCATTTGCAATAGTACTTACC